TTAGAATGTCTTTGATTATCTCTAGGTATTAAGTGTTGTAACAATGGCATCTCAGCAATTAACCTTTGTGTAAAGGTACTGAAGTCATCTGCTCTAGTTTTACTAGCAGATACTACCAAAATATTTTTTTGAGGATTAAGAAGTAATTGATGACAGACAAAAGCAGAGGTAATCCAAGATTTACCTACTCCTCTAAATGCTTCTATTACAAGTCTCTTTTCAGTTGACTGTAAGTAATCTGCAATATCGAATTGTATCGGTGTTGGGTCTGGCAATGTTAAATGCTTCCAACATAAATACAAAAAATTTTTAAAATTCTTTAATCGTTTATCCATCATCAAATGGTACTTGGTCTAAAATGTTATCTTCTTTTTTAGCCAAAGGTTCTTTACTGTATGTTTTACAAACTTCTAAACATACTTTCATTTCTGAAGCTGTTAAATCTTCTCCTGATTTTAATTTCTTATAAGCATGGTTTACCAATAGTTGTGGTAACTCTTTTAAGACTGTTTCTAAATTATTGGGGTCTTCCTTGTCGATTGTATTTTTTGTGGTCTCGTTTTTCATCTTTGTTTAACCTTTTCTTGTGTGTTCGTACTCTTTTCTTTGGTTTTTCTCTAACAACAAAATCTTTAAATTTTCTAGCCATTATTTAAGTATTAATTTTTTAATTGATTTCTCACCCATATAAATTTCTGTTTCTGCTTCAGATTTTATACATTGGTATTCTACACTTGTGCCTGTGTTAGTACGCATGGCAATCCTCTTGCCCTTTAAACAGTTTGACATGTTTTCTTGTATTCGGTGTTCTTTTATTTCACCATTAACAATCATTAATAATGCAATAACAATTTCAGTCATTAGTAAGTTCCATTACCATTTGCTCTAACTTTATCTTTTAAATGTTCGATATCAGCTAGGGCTTTTTCAAGTTGTGATTTTAAAAATTCTATATTGACTTTATTAGTCATATTCATTTCTTGCGTAGACTGTAATTTTTCTACTGTCTTATAAAGGTCTTCTAATAAAAAATGTTGTTCTTGGTCAGTAGGTACTTGTTCAGATTTTTTAAGTAAATCATTTTCAAATAGTTCTCTTGATGTTTCTAATGATGTAAGTCTTGCTGTAACTTCTGTGTATGCAAATACACCCATTGCTACTGCTATAACTATACCAATCATATTTTTAACTGGCATACTTACTGCTGTATTTTCAGATATTTTCATTTTTTCTTCTTCTTTGGTTTGCAATTAGGGAAGTCAAAAGTGTAGACATCATCTACAATTTTATTTAATTTTTCAAACACTCTGTCGATAGAACCGAAGAATGCGTAGAAAAACTTGTCAATCACTTTTTCTTTAATTTATTCATAGTAGTTACCCCAAATGAAGCTCCTACGATTGTTAAAATTATGTACCAGAACATAGGGTCAGCTAATTTTAAAATTTCCCACCCTCGCAACATAGTTTCCTGCGTGTACGGAATAAAATGACAAGCCATTAATAGCGTAAAGAAAACTACCAACCACTCGTCTTTCCACGAATGCTCTTGTTGACGTATTTGTTCTATTGAAATTTGTGATACTGCGTCTAATTCTTTTTCTCTTACAATTTTATCTTTTTGTAATTTGTGGGAAATAGCTCCAAATGTTTTTTCTGCTATAATTTTAGTAAGAGGATTTTTTAATAATGCAAACCACATCTTACATTGCCCATAGAATAACTGACCAAGCTACAAACAATGCAAAAAGTTTTTTATCTGTATTTTGCCAGTAAATTTTTATTTTATTAATCCAAGTCTTTGGCGTATATCCATATATTATCATGTTATCTCCTTTTTAAATTTTTTCGTTTTTAACTTCGTTACAAAAATATGTAACGTATAGTTTTTCTCTGTTAGTTTTTTCTTCAAATTTTTCTGTAAATGTAGTTGTTAATTTTGCACCACCATTTACACACTCTGACCAACTGTTGTATTGTGTTTGTACAGTTGCAGTGTTATTGCAAAATCCAGTAATTGCAGAGCAAATACTAAACGCTAGTATAAATTTCATTTAATTATTTGTTTTGTGATTATTTAAAGTTGAAATAACCTAGTATTCCAACAATTATTGTTCCAATAGTAAGTATAACTTTAAGTCCACCCTTACCCATAGAAACATCTTGTCTTAAAGATTTAATTTCTCTTTTCATTTCTTCTATGCTTTTAAGAATATTATTCATTCGTTCAGCACAAAGTTTCTCATGGCTTGAAAGTCTAACACCAGTAGCGACTTCGCTATACTCTTTTGGTGTTATCTTTTTTCTAGCCATTATTTATAAAGTAAAACTAATCTGTTATTTAATTTACCTATTGTTGAACTATATAAAGGTGACGTAAAAGTAGTTGAAGAACCACCAACTTCTCCTGAATATTGAGTTGGCATTATACCTAAACTATATCCACTACCAGAAGCCATACCACCTGTAAATGCAGGTGTGCCACCAAATATTTTACTTGGAGAACTGCTATTACTATCTAAAAATAATCCTTCATTATGAGTTAAAAGTGATACACCCATGTGTTCATTAGCACTTGATTGACCACCCATTGTTTTAAAATTATTTCCTGCCGCATTTTTAAAATAACCTGTTGCAGGTGTTCCACCTGATGAAGCTGAAGCAATGGTTGCATTAGAACGCCAATTAACACTACTAGGACTAGCAAGTGAATTTCCATCATCATCTCCAGTTATTGTAAGCCAAGCAGTTTTAGGATTTAATTGTGTAACAATATTTCTCATAGCTGTTACAGTCGCACTTGCCAAATTTGAACCTGCAACATGGTCGTAATAATTTACAGTATTATAAGATGCTAAAGTTCCTGCTGATAAAGTTGTAACATCACTATTACTATGTCCAGAAGGTACTGCACCTGCCGCATCTGTAATAGTCAGAGCTGTTCCTATTAAATCTTGAACATTAAATCCTGCACCTGTAAAATAATTCCAAGTACCAGAAGTGTTAACAACTTTTCTGTTATGACCACTAGATTGTCCATGAACAATAGCTTTAAAAGCACCATTATTAGCATCATTATTATAAGCAAAAGCACTATCGTTAATTAATCCACTTGTTGCAAATACAGGAGATACTAAATACCAAGTATCAGTACCATCATGGAAAACTTTTTGTTGATAAGCAGTTACAGCACCATTTAAAGTTACCCAAATATTGTGAGAACCAGTAGATAAAGTTCCTAGTCCATTAAATGTTGCAATATTTGCTACTGCTTTAGCACTTGAAGTTCCATCTAAAGTAGGGTTTGTAATAATACTAAATGCTCTGTCTACTGTTTTAGTATTTGCTGTTGCTCGTAAAGTAAAATTAGATGTTGTTGCTGAACTAACATCTGTTGGGTCGCCACTAATTGCACCTGAAGATGTATTAAGTGAAGTACCTGCAGGTATTGAACCTGATTGAATTGAATAAACAACTGCATCTCCATCTGCGTCTGTTGCTGAAACTGTTGTGTGTGTTCCTGTAGCATCATCTTGAATAGAAGCTAATTGACCACTAGCAGTTTGCCAAGTTGGAGAGGTGTCTACATTAATTAATCCTGTTGCTGAACTTCCTGCTATTCCATTAGCTGAAGAAAATTTTACTGTATAAGGCTCTTGTGCATTTAAAAAAGATGATTTAGGTGCAACTGCTGTAACTTGTGTTGCATTATTAAAAGTTGTTGTACTAGCATTAAATTGAGCCGAAGAACCAACAAAAGCTATTGTTCCACCAGAACTAAAATTTGTTCCAGTTACTACAATAGTTTGGTTTCCACCTGCTTGACTATCAACTTCTGAAACATCAACACTTGCGATTGTTGGTGTTGGCTCTAGTGTTGAAAATGCACTAGCATTTCTTCCCTCAAAAAATCCAGTAGTAGAATTGTATCTCCATTGACCTGTAGTAGAACCTCGTTGTGCTGTAGTACCTGAAGCAACTTTAGTACCTTCAGTACCAGTATCGCTTATGTTTTCAAATGATACATCAAGATTACTTCCTGCTATCTTACCATTAGATGTAGAAAGTAATTTAGA